AAACCTCCCACAAGTAATAGAGAGGTTAAAATAGGGGTTAAATAGGCTAATAAGCCCGTTGTTAAGTAGACTAAGTATTTCTCTTTCATTTTACTTTGAGTAAGGGGTATAAGTAGTTTTGCCGTTTACCTTTTTAGCAACTAATATTTGTTTTCTTTGTGACCTATTTGCAGCAAAAGAAACGTGAACCCAATCAGGATTAGTATCTGTTCCAAACTCCCAAATCATTTGGTCAAAATTTAAGTTGTCTTTAATGTAGTTAAATATCTGAGCATTGGTAATGTCCGTTCCATCCATATCAATATCAATCGCTTCACCTGAGCAATGCTGACTGGACAAACTCCCACCGATAGCCTTGTTTAATTCTGCGCTTCTATATCCTGAACTGATAATAATAGGCTTGCCAAAGTGTTCACGGATTGGTTGAAAAATATTTGCAGCTAACTTCTTAAAGTTTTCGATATGCTCTGCTGTTGGCATATTGCTTATGCCTCTGCGTTTTGCGGTTTCGCTTCTAGTTACTTCGGCTAGTAAAAGATTTGTACTTAATTGCATAGTTTATTTAGGTTGATTATCTGAGGTTGCGTACTTGATACCCATAATAGTTCCAACTATTGAGAATGCGTTTGTCAATAATACACTAAACATATTTGACCAAGTTGAGCCGATTATCTGAGTATCTTTATTTGATAGAATAGCAAAGGAATACATGAGAGTTGTAATGAAGCCCACGCTCATAATGACAAATAAAGCACTTTTAACAATCACTTTTATTAGTTCGTTTTGGCTTTTCTTAATACTTGCATCCAAGTCATTAAGGGCTGCATCCTTTTCTATTTCAATAGCTTCTTTTAGCTTGTTTGAGTTTTCTAATTCTGCTTGTAGATTAGCGGATAATTCATCAATTCTTTTTTTACTTACAACCATCTGAGAAATGTCGGTTGCAATCTTCATTATTTTAGTGATGTTTCCGTCTTCATCAAAGATTGGGTTATAGGTAGCCTGCAAATAAATTGGGCTGCCATCAATCTTCTTCCTTTCAAACTCCCCTTCGAAGAACTTTCCGCTTCGTAGCACTTCCCAAAACTTTACATATTCTTCCGACTTACCATACTCGTAATCAACAAAGATAGAGTGATGCTTGCCAATTAGCTTGTCATGCTCATCTTCTTGAAAGCCCATAGCCTTCAAAAAGATTGCATTCACGCCAAGAATAAAGCCGTTAAGGTCAAAGTAGATAATAGCGTTGCTTCTATTAATCGCTTCTAGTCTGCTAAGTAATTCTTCTTTAGGTAAGTTTCTCATTATCCTATCGGCTCAGGTGTTGGCAAAACAATATCCTCGTAAGGTATGCAAGTGTCTAATTGTTCTTGAGTAAATAAAGAAGTTACCTCAGGATTGACAGTAAAATAATAAACCCCGTTAACATCAATTATCGGATTACAATAATCTAAAGCCCCTGCATTAGGAAAGTCTAACAATTCGCACGCTTGTGTATCTAAATTATGAAACTCGGCTTCATTTTTACAAGCAAAAAAGCAAGGGTAAATTTGTGTTGGTTCTATCATAATTAAAATGCGTTATTGTTTATTGATTTGATATAATTATACATATCTGTTCTTATAGTTGTTGTATTAACTCCAATAGCAGAAATATAAGTTTGAACATTCCCTTTTTGGTAAAATGCAAGATTTGCTAATTTACCAATACTTAAACCCGTTCCTGATAATGCAGGAGTATAAGCGTTAGTAGTTGGTGTATCATTATTTTTTTGAATACTATTAGACACACCTTGATTATTAGTAGTTGTATACATAGTTAAAAGCGTGTCTAATGGTTTTGAAACGCTTCCTGATGAACCATTCATATACAATCTCATAAGTGAAGATTCGGGAGTAAACGCATTTTGCCAAGCCGATAATGCTGAATCTATTATTGATATACCGCTTCCAAGTGCATTTTCCGTTTTATAAACTAAATATTGACTACAAATATCGCCTCTTAAAATAGTAGGGTTTTGTAGAAAATCTTCTATTCCGTCAAACATAGTTATACTTCTATCAACCAAAACACCTTTATACCCCGTTGTAGCCGTTCCCGTTTGTATAGTCCAAACCTCCCCCGTTGAACTAGTCCATTGTGTTTGGCTTGTTGCTGCGTTGTATTGGTTAGGGTTGAAGTCAACTACGGGTGCGCCTCCGATTGTGTTTGCAACAGTTATACGCCCAATCTTTCCATTAAAATTACCAAAAGTTCCATTAATATAACTTCCTACTTGTATTGTTGAAGTTGAATTAAACAATAAACCCGTAATACCTGCAAGTGTTGTTCCTAATTGAGTCCAATTAGCGCCATTATCTAATGAAGTATAAAACTTAATATCCCCAGTTGTGCTATTTCTAGTAACCTTTAAACTATACTCATCACCAAAAGCGGGAAGTGAAGCGGTTGCATTATAGCTTGTTGTTGCTACGCCATCGGTACTTAATGTTAAATAAGGAGTTCTTGGAGCATTATTTATTCCGACAATCCATTGCCTTTGTGCCGTATCAAGTCTTCCATAAATATTCCCGTCCCCTGAAGCTACGGCAAATTGTTTTATACCTAAAGTTATAACTTCAAAATCGCCACGAATATTACAAGCGGCAGAATTTGGCGAACTTAAATAATTCCCACTCACCCCACTACCAAACCAATAATTCGCCCCACTATGCACCAATAAAAGCGGCTGACTTGCTGCGGTTGTTTGTACCACGTCACCACTTGCCCCGCTACAAGAATAAAGTTTTTGCGCTGCTTGCCCTAAAGTAGTTCCTGAACCCGCTCCAAATTTATAGCCTAGAACTTGAGGGTCTAATCCTACACTAATAGCAGTATTTATATCTGATGTTCCGTAAATGGTTTTAATAGTATTAAAAAAGGCATTAACGCCACTTAGCCCACTTGGAACTAAACCGCCATCAGCTATTACTCTATCAAAGTGCGCTTGTGCTTGTGCGTCTACGCCGCCAAAAACCCTATAAAATGGTAGTCCTATTCCAACTCCAATCATATTTAAACCTCCCTATATCCGTAACCGATAACTGAACCACTTGAAGGAGTTACTGCTGCTATCGGGTCACCATTGAACATAGGAATAACCATGCCTGCTGATAAAGTCTTACCTGATAAACCATACTGAGAAAGCAAGTTTTGACCTCCTGCGCTTGTTAAAGTAGTTAAAACGCAGTTAGCATTCACTACTAAGCAGTAAAATCTATTTCCTGTTGAGGCTGCATCAATGAATAAACATCCATTGCCACCTAAAATCTTTTGGTCATTTGTCATATTGATAAATATTAATTTTTGTTTTTATACTAATTTGAAGGAACAGCACATTCATTGTAAGTGCTTGGAATATTTATGGTAACATTAGCAGTCCATCCGCTTACCTCATCTCCCTGAGAATCGCTAAATGGGTTTAGGCTGATGGAATCTTGTATTAAATACACCTTACTTGGGTCACGAAGTTTAATAATTATATCTTCAATAATTTGCAGGCAATCGCTCAGCACATCGTTTTCATTAGATAGGTCTTTTTTAACGATGTCCATCACCATAATTTGCAAGTTAACTGCAATCACTTTGTAAGTAAAATTTGAAGGCGTTACATCTGCGTAAAATACAGGATACTGCATAGGGCTTTCCGTTCCTAAGTCCGCAATGTCACCAAAGAAAAAGCTATTTATTTGCTCGTGGTTTGTTGCTATTGTTTGCAACTCGGCAATCAACTGATTTAAAGTGACCTTCATATTTCTTTACAAATTGTTTTAATTTCTCTACGTTACTTTTATTCTTGCTTCCTTCTTTCCTCATAACATCCACCTTCTTGGGTTATTGCCTTGATACTTTATTCTTGCAGGTATATCATCGCAGTCTAAATCGCCACCTAAGTACATACCATTAGAGTAGTTCTTAGCAGTTGGGTAAATTGTTGAGATGTCTGCGTTTCCTTGATTTAAATAAGCAGGATATTTCATGTTGTTTGCCATCAAAAACAAGGTTACTCGCTCAGCGTAATATTGCGCTCTATTGATAGCCTTATCCATTAGGTAACGAATATCATTCAAACTTGCTTGCTGACTGAACTCGCTCGATTTAGTTGCCACGTTCTTATTCTGAAACTTGAAACTTAAATCCAACATAGACTCATAAACGCAGTATTTAATCATCGTTGGTTGAACATACGATTGAAGTAAAATGGTGTTATCTGCGCTCACGCTATTGCCACTTACTTGGGTAACTAATTCGTTGTATAATGCAGTTCCAAGCAATGGCAGGATATAAATATTCTGAACCTCTTTGATTGTAGGAATCAATAACTTTGGGTCTACGTTTTCACTAATAACACTCTCTTGCTTTAGTGCCGCCTCTCCTATAAATAGTACTGTTGTGTTTAACATCTTATTTCTTTTTAACTAATACTGAACTCCACTGATGTCTGCAAAATGGTAAATGAATATCTGTGCCTTTAACTGTTTGCCATCCGCCTCTTTTTGTCCAAACATTTCTATCAACTATGCCGCTTATCTTGTCAATTTCTGCTCTAGTATAAACCTTGTTTAAGTTGAGTAATGCTCTGCAAAAATCTCTATTCTTATTATCTCTCGGACCAGTGTATTTATACTTCACATTGAACTTCGATAACTCATCCGTGACTCTATCTAAAACGCTGCTTCTAGGTGGCACTGTCAATATGTTCCAAGCACCCTCAGTAATTCCTAGTAATTTCTCACGCTTTAGTTTGTCTAACATATTGCCAACTGCACCCCTAGTCATATCCATTATTTTGGCTATGTCTGTCTGAGAAATTAACGGATTCTTTTTAACTATATCTAGTAACTTTTTTTCTGCAGTTGTAGGCTCGTAAATAGTAGCGAATAATTCCTTTTCGTTGAACTCTAAATGGCTTTCAAACTCGTAATGGTCATCGCTAAAAGTTATTTTTCTAGATTCTATTTCATCGTATAAATCTGCACTTTCGCCAAACTCAGCAAAAACCCTTATTTCGCTTTCCCAATCTTGGCTGTTCATTTCTAGTGGTGTGGTTTCGTCTATTTCTGGAGCAACAACTTCACCTGTTAACCCCACCATTTGTCTAATTTCTTCTTGACTTAATGAACTCAAAACTTTGTTTGCAACTAATGGGCTTAATTTACCGATTTCTTCTGCAAGTTTCTGACCTTCTGTCTTAACAACATCAAACGCTTTTAATCCTGCCATTTCTCTCATCTCGTCATTGGTAGAAATTTGAATTAAGGTCTGTTCAGTAAACGCAGGCTTAAACATTTCTAAAGGTTGAACTTCGATTGTTGCCATACTACCTGACTTATTAGCTAGGTAATCGAACAACTGCTCAAAATGCTGCTGAATAGGTCTGATGTAGTTTTGTTCGAATAGTTTAAATGAATCTATCATCTCCGCTCTGCCGCCTAATTGACCTTCCACCCTGATTCCGAAGAACATTGGCGAAGTTATCTTATGTGCGACAAATATTTCTTGCTGAACTTGCTCATTAAGTAGGTTAAATTGCTTGTCTAATTCGTTAGGCTGAATAGGGATTACAGTTGGTGCGTTGTCTACTCTATCACTAAAGTTTATTATCCATCTTCCTGCGTTATCCGTGCCTTTGTGACGTCTATTTAACCTGCGCACTAAGTCTTGCTTCTCGTCTTCTGTTGGCTCGCCATTGTTAAAAGACAATATACCACCAAAAAAGAACTCATTGTGCAGGTTGCTTCTATGGTAATTCGCTATTTCTACATCGCACTCCACATAAGGAATAGCACCGATGTATTCAGGTAAAGGATAAGTAGCCGTTGCAGGTCTGTAATCTCTGTAATAATATATTTGTGCGCCTACCTTCTTTTCAGGGTTAAATACCTTGTAACTTTTCTGCTTGCTTTTAGGGTCTGCCCAATCGTTTGAAAAATAGAACTCGGTGTTGTCTACGTTTGAGCGAATCTTTGAAAAGTCCATGTGATAAATCTCGGCTATTGATTCGCCTACTCTATCCCAAATAACTTGCAAGGCATAACCGCCATACAATAACTTATCTAAAATGCACTTATTGAATATTTCATCCAAAGAATCAAATCTGTTTGCGTTTGCAAATAAATCCCAAACGCCTTCCATCTTCAAACCTGCGCCATAAACGTAAGTTTGCTTACCTGTTAAAATAGCGTTGTGTTTTGCTGACCTGTTAAACAAGTCTACAAGGTATAATGGATATAAATTATCCGAACCAAAGTTAACGTACTTTTTATTCTTCTCCTGATAAAACTCTGGCGTTTTGTACTTGTCAATATCTTCGCCTGCAAACTGAACTCTACTCATAAATCTTGATTTGGTTGGTTGGTAATTCGTAAATAGTTAAATCTTGCTCAGAATAACCATACTGAACATTCCCTACTTCTAATATTATAGCACCCTCAGGCGGTGTTAAACTTGGTGTTGATAGTTGGTAAACTTGGTAAGAAT